TCCACTGTAAAGCATGGACACCAAGTCACGCGGCCCATGAATATATACTTGTTGATCACAATGATTAGGCATTAGTTATCTCCTTTGGTTGATTGAATTTATTAGTTGAGTACTGCGTACAAGTTATTGCACCTCGGTCCACGGGTCAAGCAAAAAGTTTGAGCTGAGTACACTATAGGAAGATTCTCCAGATATTTTTATTTTTTTTTTTTTTCATCAGAATCTAATGTACTAAACGTACTAAACGTACTATCAAAAATAAAACTGTTACTTATCAACCTTCTAAGTAGCCCATGAGGTAGTACGTTTGAGGGTACGGTAGTACGTTTCTGTAGAGAAAACTCCTATATAGGGTAAAGCTGCGGCGTTTGCCTCTGGGTTAAACTTGGTATAAATTGTATCCAAACAACAAACGAGGCAACGATGGCATCTCTTGCAAAAAAGATCGAAGAGGAACACGGCAGGGCCCTGACCAACAGGCAACGCACCTTCGCTAGGTTCATTGTCGAAGGCATCTATAACAACTCAACGTGTGCTCGCAAGGCGGGGTACGCCCCTGATGTGGCAGCAAAGCAGGCCTCGGTCCTGTTGAATGGTCGGGACTACCCTCATGTCGTGGAGTATATCACCGAACTGCGAGAGGAGCGGGAGCGGAGGTACGCTGTCTCTACTATCGGTCAGCTTGAGCGGCTGCATAAACTATCCCTTGGTGCGGAAGAGGCCGGACAGTTTTCGGCGGCGATCAACGCGGAGAAGATACGCTCTGCCTTGGGTGGTCTGACTATCGACAGGCGGGAGACGATCAACACCATCGACCAACTGTCACGGGATGAGATTACTGCCCGTCTGGCGATGCTTCAGAAGTCTTATCCACAGGCGTTTATGATCGAAGGAACAGCAAAGGATATCACACCCAATGAGCAAGGGACCGGAGGCGAATTTCTGGAACACGTTGAGGCAGAACCTACCGAAGAAGTGCTTCGCGACAAGGATTGAAAACAAACACGGCGGGGGTGTGCCTGACGTGCATCTAGTATGGGAAGGATTGCCGTTTTGGTGTGAGTTGAAGGTAAGTCAAAGCAACGCAGTGAACATTTCTCCCCATCAGATCGCGTGGAATACAACGTATTGGTCCAGAGGTGGGGCAAATTTCTTCTTGGTAAAGAGGTCCAAGGAACGAGATATACTTTTGTTTGAGGGGGATCAGGGGGCCTTGCTCGCTAGTGGCGGCATCTCTGCGACCCAAGGATCGAGGTTCGCGGACCCTGCGTCTTTGTTCTGCGCCCTGCGGCCCCGCTTAGAGGTTATATACTCTGCGGCCCTGCGGCCCTGCGACCCTGCGCCTTGATTCTATTCTATTATCTTTGCCAAGGCAAAAGAAAAAGGGGCCGAAGCCCCTTCCCTTTAGCTGTGACCCTTCAAAAGTTTGTGGATTAACTTCCCTTCTTTTTTGCTTATGGGTTTGGCCGATGACTTGATGGCTTTTTCTACTGATTCTTTATTGTAAGTGCTCATACCTAGTGCTCCACGATTGCGATTGATTTGCCTTTGCTCGATCCCTTGCAAAGTTTGCAGGCTGTACACTGGACGCGGCGACCTGCTTCTTTTGATGCTGGGCAAAGCGCCTCGTTCGCCTTGTCCAAGTCGCCAAGGTCCGCGATCACTCGGAACGTGCGCCGCCCTTCGGTCCAATGCGCGACCGCCTGCGTGTGATTGTCCGCGGATTGCATCGCGATATCGGGACGCCATCCGGATTGGTGGCTGTATGCGGTGAACGTGTCCGCCTCTGACAGCAGGGATTCCCAAACGTGGGCGGGCACCGCTGCGGGGTCGCCATATGTACCGACGCGAACGAAACGCCCGCGCCCTATGGTGGCCGGATCCGCGGGTTGATACACGCCGCGCAAGAATGATTTGTAAACTATCAAGACGCCTTGGCCTAGGTTAACGTAGCAACGCCGCGCCTTGGCCTGCTTGCGGGCGGGGTCTGTTGTTACTTCCCCGCGCATGGTGCAATCACCACAGATTGAGAAGTCTTCGCCCGTTTTGCTAGCTTCGAGTGGGTTGATATCGGAGCGCAAGATATAAGTTTGCACAACCGCGCCCGTTTTTGTGTTACGATTTGAGAAAGTCGCGATAACGACGATTGGTTTGCCATCCAATAGGCTTGGCCCGTTGTAGATGATTCCGGATTTCATAGTTTGGTTTCCCTTTTGTTAATTGAGTGAGTTGATAATAGCAGATTGTACGCTATCCGCAAGTTTTATTTTATTGGAATCCCTGCGGGCTTGCTGGCCCTGCGGCCCTGCGGCCCCGTTTATTTCTTTTATGTAATGCCAGGGCGGGCGCGTGGTGCTGGGCTCGAGCGCAGCGGGCAAAAGTAAAGGGCCCCGAAGGGCCCTTGCTTTATGCGTAGGTTTTGAGGCTGTCTCGAATTTGCCGGATGCTCTCGGCCTTGGTGGCCTTGAGTTGGCGCAGCAGGTCCTTGACCTGCCATCCGTTGTCACCCTCGGCCTTGGCTTCAAGAACCGTGATGATAGTTTCGATTTCGTTGATCCCCAGATCCACGTTGATCTCGATTTGGCTGACGTTTGTGTATGATGATTTCATGTTACACGTTCCTTTTGTTGGTTGAGCGCCACCATTGGCGTACTAATACTCTAACTGGGAACGTGCATGGGGTCAACAATTTAATTGAAAGTTTTATGAATAAATCTCTGCGGCCCAGCTGCCCTGCGGCTTGACTAAAAATCCCTGCGGGTTTGCACCCGCAGGGATAGTCCCAACCAAAGGACGCCCTTAACCCTGCGCCTGGGTATTAGTTATCTAGCACAGGTCGCAGACCCAAACGTCTCCGTTGTACTCAGCTTTGAGTGCGCCCAGGGGATAGTCGCTGTGCTCGAACATGATGTAAGGTCGAGCGGTAAACTCACAGATGTTTTGATTGTGGATCTTGACGGCGGACAAAGGTAACTCTGTCCGCTCATCGTAATTAATTGCGCTGTTGAATATGTGGATCATGGTGTCATCCATAGCAGAATGAACAGCATGGCAAACAATGCGATGCCGCCCAGTACATCATCGAGCACCGTGGTCTGACGACCACGGCACCATTTGATTAGAGTTTCGATAGCGTGATACATCAGATTTCACCTTCCAATTCATCGGTTTCCTCAATAGTGGGGAAACAAACAGTGACGAAGTCGTATTCGTCGAACGTGATGTTGAACTTATGGGTTGGGCACGTCTCCAGCCACTCAAAGAACTCTTTTCTGGTCATACGCTGTACTCGTCGCGCCATTCTGGATCGGCATCGACCAGCTGGCCGAAAGAGATAACGTCGCGGCGATAGGTATCACCCATCTCATACGCACCTTCGTGCATCATGGGCGATGTCGCAGCGACAAACCATCGAGCGTGTGGGTCGGTTGCTTCGGCGCTTGAGTGCTTATAGGTTTTGAGAACCTTCCACACCCAGCCGTCGCGGCTGGCGTATGTTGCGTATGGCGTATCCGCTGGGCGGGTTTTTCCGAAAGATGTTCTTGGCATGATAGCCTCCTTTATGGTTGATTGAGTAAATTGATTGTGCCCCACATTCATGCGGGGCACAAGTCTTTTATGCGAGTTTGTCGAACTCTTCGATCAGCTGGTCATACATCTTGCCAGCCTCTTCGCTCCGTTTAGTCAGCTGCATGATCATCATGTACTCAAGTTTAAACTTGAGGCGATTGCCCGTTGTTTGCTCGTCGATCTTTTGCTCGATGGTTTGTGCTTCATGTTGCATTGTATTTCCTTTTTGGTTGAGTGATGCAGGATCGCACCGGATGCCGACCCACTCGGGGTCGGTCACCGCTATGATCCTAGTCTTTCCAAGCGAATGTGTTGACCGTGGTCTCTTTCGCATAACGCTGCCAAGTCTTGGGGTGTTGCTCTTTCCACCATGTGAGCGACGGGGCTGTGTTGCGGATTGTCTGGACATAGTAGGCAAAGCCACCCTCGATTGCTTCGGCGCGGAGTGCTTTCTGTTGCGCTTGAAGTTTCTTGATCTTGGCTTCGACGATTGCAAGTTGGTCTCTGGTGGTCATGATCTTGTTTCCTTGGTTGAGTGGATCGCTTGATTGCGTTTCCATAACTAAGTTATGGGGCTTGTGAACGCAGATGTCAACACGCAGAATGCAATTAATTGCATGTAGAATGAAATTAATTTACCCAATATCCAGACCAACCAGCCGCCGCCCGCGGGGGTAACTGGGCCGGATCCGGCTCAATATTCCCGCTCCCCCGCAGGGGGTCTCCCCATATATAATGGGTGCGTAGCACTCCGTCTGTCCTATAGTATTGGTTTTGTAAAATCATTCGGGGGTAATTCCATTGCACTTGCATGTAGACCACAACCCAGGTACAAGTACCCAGATCCGAGGACCGAGTACGATGCCCTTTCGAAATTATGCGCACTTTATTTTCATTTGGGTTTGGGGTATCGTGGCCCCAGGACCTTGGACCATGGAGCTTAGTGCTATGTCGGAGAAGAATGTTTTTAGGCGCGAGGCTGCGAAGCAGGCGGAGCGGTTTGGGATTGATCCTGAGTTATATGTTCGTTTGATTGAGCGTGAGAGTGGTTTTGATCCGAATGCGAAGGGTGCTGCTGGTGAGATAGGTTTGGCACAGATTATGCCGGACACTGCTTTGAAGCCTGGTTATGGCACGGATCCTATTTTGGATCGGTCTGATCCGATGGAGAGTTTGCGTTTTGGTGCGCAGCATTTGGCGAATTTGATCGAGAATTACGATGGTGACGTTACACTTGCGTTGCAGGCTTACAATGGCGGTGGCGGGAACGTGGCTCGTGGGACTGTATCGGAAGATGCGAAGCAGTATGCGTCGGAGTTATTGAACGGCAAGGAGTTGAAGGCCACTCGTCCGCAGGCTCGGTCTTCTGGTTTGGTTCCGCAGGCGGAGGACAAGGCTGGTCAGGCTGCGTTACAGAAGGGATTGGCTGCGTTGTTCGCGGATCGTGGTTTGAAGAGTGCGACTCCGTTGGGGAGTAGGGCTGTTCCTGGTGGTTTTAGAGCGAGTAGCAAGATGAGTCCGTTGAGTCGTCGTGGGATACCTGGTGCGGGGAGCATTGAGCGGTATTCTACGCCTGGTGGTATTGAGAGTTTATACAAGCGATGAAGGATTTGGTTGCCGAAACATTTGAGTTGGTTCGGGATTTTCGTCCGGAAGTTGCCCGCGCTGTTTTGCAGTTAGGTAAGAAGGCTCATTCGGAGAGTGCTCATCGGCACTTGGCTCTTGATCCTGGGTATTTGTTGGACAACGCGGAGCGTTACACGCATCTAAAGAACCATGCTTTTTGGTTAGCTTGGGAGGATGGCGAGGCTGTTGGGGTATTTGCTGGTAAGGCGAATCCTTATTTCTTTAGTCGTGACTTGGTTGCTGGAGACAGTTTGTGGTATGTAGTACCTGAGAAGCGAGGTTCGCGTGTTGGGCTTCAGTTATTGGGGTTATTTGAGCAGTGGGCGGAAGATTTGGGTGTTGTTGACATACGGATTGGTCAGACCTCGAAACTTGATCCACGGGTCTTTAATGGGATATTGAGTAGTAGGGGCTACGATTGCGTTGGTTCTTACTTTGTGAGGAAGGTCTAAGATGAGCTACAGTTTATACAACCCGTTTTTGTTTTCGGCGTTTCTTGATCGGCGGACCTTTAAGGATGACGACGGCGGTGGCGGAAACGACGGCGGTGGCGGTTCCTCGTCTTCAAGTAGCTCCCGTACTGAAGCGGATGTACAAGCCGATATCAACTCAGCGTTGAACGCGAGTGGTGGTGAGTGGACCTCGGAGCTAAACGATTTGGTTTCGGAGCGTACAGAAGTCCGTTCGGGCGGTGCATCTACCTCATCTACTGCAGCCGCATCCTCCAGTGACAATAATACGGGTGGCGCGGGAAACACGTTGCCGAATGGTAACGTCAGTTTAGGCTCTGTATCTGCGACGGGTCAGTATGCGGGGGACGGTTTTGAATGGCAACAGAATCCTAACACCAATGCGTTAACGCGGGTGTACACTGGTGCGAACGAGGATGCTGGATTAGGCACGGAGGTTTTTGTAGCGGGGACCTCGGACAACGATACTAAGGCGGCTGTTGCGCAGATTTCTTTGGACGAGGGCAGTTCGTTTGCCAACTCGGCGGCGTCGGCTACTGACGGCAGTGTATTGGACTTGTTCCGTGGTGAAGAGGACAAAGTTGGCAGTAGTAGTTACGCTGAACAGG